TATATGGCAATTTTTAATGTCATATTATTTTCTATTAAATTTTAATAAATTTTTGATTCAATCCAAGACAAAGTTTTTTCATCCCAATCATACATTTTTCCGTCTTGCGGATAAGGTATTGGCGCTTCCCAAATACCCATTTGTTCATTAAGCATCCAACTATCAAACGGTTTTGGAGGAATAAATGCATCAAGAGTTGTGTTATACAAAAACCCAATTCCCGCAAAATTTTTTCGCAAGGCTTTGGATTGATCGGCAGAAGGTTGTCCGGTAGCGGGGTCGTAATGAACCCCACCACGTGTGTTGTACGAGGTCTGAATCCACGTTCCCGGAGTTGAATCCACAAACGTTTCAAAGAATTCAGGCTCGGCAACGATGACTTGCACAACTTTGCCATCAAGAACTTTTGCAAAATGACTCATGCTGTGTAACTTCCTGAAGATGTAAATTTAATAATGGTGTTGCTGCCATTTGTTGTAACAGTCGGCGATCCGGTTGTAGTGCCAGTATATCTTGCGGTTGGCACGGAAATAATCACAACACCAGAACCACCAGAACCAGATACAACATTTGAAGTGTCACTACTATTACGAGCACCACCGCCGCCACCACCTGTGTTTGCGGTTCCTGCCGTGGCGTTATTAGTGGCAACGGCTCCAGCACCGCCGCCGCCAGCACCTCCTGCGCCAGCCCCGCTACTATCGGCACAACCGCCCCCACCACCAGCATAAGTAACAGAAGCTCCGGTTATTGACGATGCTGTACCAGCGCCTCCAGCACCACCGCCGTTAGTACCTGTTGCATTTCCTCCAGCAGAAGTAGCACCACCGCCACCGCCGCCAGCAGTAAATCCATTTAGGCCGTTACCGCCGTTTTTGCCTTGCCCAGTAGTTCCTGTGCCTCCAGTTAACCCACCGTTATAACCACCAGCGCCGCCGCCTGAACCACCATTACCACCGTTTTGGCCTGTATTGTTGCTGCTCAAATATGCGCCACCGTAACCACCGCCAGTTGCAGAAATAGAAACACTTCCACCAATTAATGATGAAGTATTTCCTTGATTCCCATTTGTTCCGGGAGTTGATACAACAGATGCACCACCACCACCAACAGTAATTGTATAAACAGTTGAAGGTGAAAGTGTAGTTGTGCCAGTTAACATTCCACCAGCACCACCACCGCCACCAATACGAGAACCACCAGAACCACCACCCGCAACAACCAAATAATCAGCAGAATATATTTGTGCTGGCGTTATATTGGTATAAGTTATCCAACCTTGTGTTGAATCTATATATACCAAACCAACTGTATTTCTGTCGCCACCAACAACACCATTAGCAGATGTTCCATCCAAATTATTACCATTTGGATTGATTGTTAAATTGTTGATGGAAAATTTTCCAGCGTAATCTGTCAACATAATTTGTTGACCAACAGATGGGCTTGCAGGCAATGTTACAGTCAAAGGACCAGAAGTAGTATTTACAGGATAAGCATTACCTGCTGTCGCTGTAAAACCAGTTGTTTGTACTGATTGCCATGTTAAGCCACCACCACTTCCAGAGGGACCTGTAGGGCCCGTGGGTCCAGCAACGGTGGATGCGGCACCCGTAGGTCCCGTAGGCCCGTTGGTTCCGTTTGTTCCTGTAGGTCCGGTAGGTCCATTAGTTCCGTTTGCTCCGGTGGGTCCAGTAGGCCCCGCAACGGTTGATGCTGCACCTGTCGGGCCCGTAGGTCCATTTGTTCCGTTTGTACCAGCAGGCCCGGTGGGTCCCGTTAATCCCGTAGCGCCAGTACTGCCTGTAGGGCCCGTTGGTCCAGCAACGGTGGATGCGGCACCCGTAGGCCCCGTGGGTCCAGCAGCGCCAGCAGTTCCATTTGCGCCTGTGGGCCCAGTGGGTCCGACATCGCCTTGGGTTCCTTGAATGCCTTGAACACCTTGCGGCCCCGTGGGTCCAGCAACGCCCTGAATTCCTTGCGGTCCGGTGGGCCCGGTAGCGCCGACTGCGCCTGTAGCGCCAGTGCTTCCTGTGGGGCCAGTGGGTCCCGCATTTCCTTGAATTCCTTGCGGTCCGGTGGGTCCGACATTACCTTGACTGCCTGTAGGCCCGGTGGGCCCGATATCGCCTTGTATGCCCTGAATTCCCTGCGGTCCCGTGGGGCCCGTAGTTCCAGCAATGCCCTGACTTCCGGTGGGCCCCGTAGGTCCAACATCGCCTTGAATGCCTTGACTTCCAGTGGGCCCCGTAGGTCCAACATCGCCTTGAATGCCTTGACTTCCAGTGGGCCCGGTGGGTCCGACTTCACCTTGAATTCCCTGAATTCCTTGTACGCCTTGTACGCCTTGCGGTCCTGTGGGTCCGACACTTCCAACGCTTCCTGTGGGACCCGTGGGGCCGACATTACCTTGATTTCCCGTAGGCCCGGTAGGACCGACACTGCCTGTGGGTCCAGCATTTCCTTGGGGACCCGTGGGTCCAGCTTGTGTGTATGTTGCTTGTACAGCAGTAAACACCACAGAAGGAATCCGTGGACTAATAGGCGTTGTTCCTGCTGGTGTTGTAGTCAATGAAACTTGTGTGCTGGTTGTTGCCCAAACAAGTTCAACAAAATCACCAGCAACAAATGGCAATACAAAATTAACTGTGCCAATGACGTTTCCGGGTGTGCCGCCATGACTATTAATAATGCTGAATTTGCTATCAGTATCAGGCAAATCACCAGTGCTGCCAGAATCGTTTTTACGCAACCAGACGTTAGCATCATGAATTTGCGTATCAGTATTGGTAAACTGAATTGAGAATGTCAGGCTATAAACGCCATCATGTGCAAACGTCACACGGCTACCAGAAACAATGCTTACGCCATTATTGGCAGAATCAGCACTGTTTAAAGTAATTGAATAAGGCGTATTGATTGCGGCAGCAGTTTGAGTTGTGGTATCCCAAAAAGAACCCCAATAAGCCACGGCACCACCAGCGCCGGGTGCGCCTTGTGGACCTGTTGCACCCGTGGGACCAGTAACAGATGGGCCGGTGGGCCCGACAACACCTGTGGGGCCCGTGGGTCCAGCATTTCCAGTATTGCCTTGCGGTCCCGTGGGTCCGACATTTCCTTGAATACCCTGAACGCCTTGTACGCCTGTAGGTCCAACATCGCCTTGAATGCCCTGAACGCCTTGCGGCCCCGTAGGGCCCGTGGGTCCAGCTACAGTGGAATCTGCGCCCGTAGGTCCGGTAGCGCCCGTGGGTCCAATATTTCCTTGTGCGCCTTGACTTCCGGTGGGCCCTGTGGGTCCAGCATTTCCCTGAATGCCTTGACTCCCTGTGGGTCCGGTGGCTCCAACCGCGCCTTGACTGCCTGTCGGACCCGTAGGTCCGATAGCGCCTGTAGCGCCAACACTACCTGTAGGCCCCGTAGCACCGACTGCGCCTTGACTTCCGGTGGGCCCTGCAATTCCTTGTATTCCTTGTTCGCCTTGAATGCCTTGAACGCCTTGTGGGCCAGTGGGCCCGTGATCGCCCTGAACGCCTTGCGGTCCCGTGGGTCCGATATTACCTGTAGGCCCGGTACTTCCTGTAGGTCCAACAATCGGGCCAGCATCAACCCAATCTGTACCAGACCATGAATAAAGATGCCCATTAGAAGTGACAATATAAGAATCACCGGGGGCATTGCCAGAAGAAGGCAAATCGCCAACTGTGGCAACAGTTCCCTTGATTGCGACACCTTGCCCTTGTGCGCCAGTTGGTCCGGTAGCGCCCGTGGGACCCGTGGGCCCACCATAAGGGCCTGTTGGGCCCGTTGGCCCGACAACGCCACGATCAACCCTAGCCTCTACGCGAGGCTGTGGGACAACTTCAAGAGTGACGTTGTTACCGTCAAGAACGGTGACTTTTAAATTGCTCATAGCACGATCACCCCATCAGAACGCACGATGAACAACAGGAAAATAATCATGTCATCTGCTGGAGTGCCGCCAGATGCAGGGAAAGAGACTTTGACGCGACCAGAATAACCAACCGGGTTCTGAGCATTGATTTCAAGTTCAGGGTCTGTACTCATTAGCGACCATGCGCCAGCATCAATCACTAGCGTGCAAGTGCCAGCAACAGCACTGACGTTTGTAATTGTCAGAGGAATTGCAGCAGGGGTCGGGGAATAATCAGCAATATCAAACGTCAACCCGTTGCGGGTATCCACAATGTTTGATAATTCTCGACGCACAATTTGTGCGTCCAAGGTTGCGCCAGTCAAATCAACTGGCAAACCATTGCTGGTAAAAGACAGGTTCCAATAGGTTTGTTGATCCCAAACCAGTTCACCCGCAAGAATCGGGTTATCAAATCCGCTTACTTGTGCAAGCGTATTCTTATTAAAGATCGCCATGTCAGTTCCCTGTACACAGTTAGAACATCCGTGATTCTCACGGTCCAATGGTGTCTTGTTTTATCAAATATTATGCCCTAGCCCTAATTCTGTCAATATAAGGCCACAAATCATCCAAAGAAAAAGAACCGTTTGGATATTGGTACATCAAATCGCTGAAATCTGTATTTGCAGGACGAATGACAGCACCAGTTTCTTTGTTCAAAACTTCTGATGCATCCATGATTCTGACAACTTCATAGACTTGAGAATCGTCAAACTTAAAGATGCCATCAACTTCTGAGCCAACACCAATCAAGACTTGAACATATACCCCAACTTGAAAATCAACAGATTGAATAGCCTCTGTAATTGTTTTTTCAGGAATTGTAATTGTTCGCATGTTTTCTCCTTAAACGTATCCGGGCAAATACACTGTCGCCCCATCATTTGTTGAGATCAAAATCCAAGCAGCCCTTGTGGTCGGATTGCTTGGCGCTCCAGTATTGTTGACGTAATAAATGTACTTTCCATTGGTAGTGCCGCTGGCAATATTCACCAAATCGGTTGCATTTTTCCCATCCAACAAATCAGCATTCAAGTTGGTGTTGACCGTTCCATTGCTGACTGGCACTTGACCAGAAGAATTGCCAGCATGATAACCATCTACCCTGTCGGAGTTTGTGGCTGTATCGCCAGCACCAAGGAACGCAGAGGCATGATTGCCATCCAGCAAATCAGCGTTCAAGTTAGATACAAGAACCGTGCTTGTAATCTGCATTTTCCCGGCAACATACAAAGCTGTTCCAGTGCCGCCATGCGCTGCGTAAACGCCATAGGAAGCATTGTTGGATGAATAACCATAAAGGCCAGAATAGGTCGTGCCTGAATCAGTCCAACCAACTAAGCCAAAACCATAAGCATTGTTTGAATAAAACACTCCACCGAAATCAGCGCCTCCAGAACCATTCGCATCAATAGATGTATACCCATAAGAACTAAGAGTGTCTGAGCCATCTACTTTTACAACGCCACGAGCATAAAAAGCATTGGCAAACATTCCACCGTTTGTGCGGCTGATGTAATAACCAGTTGTGCCCCATGAAGCAATATTGGATGCTACAGGTGGAACTGAGCCATTCCAGTTATCGGATTCAATGTCTTGGAAAATGCTTGCAGCAATTGGGCCTGTCCAAGCAGTCGTATTTGGTGCAACACCATCAATGGTTGTAGAGGCATTGCTGTTATATCGACCTTGGATGTACCACATGACTTGACCGACACTGACGGAAGGAGCAGTAGCCGACCATCCTGTTGGCAACGCCGATCCAGTTGTAGGTGTTGTGAATGTAGGGGTGGAAGCAGATTGACTTTGAACTTTATACGCATTGATAAATGTCAAGCCATTAACACCAGATGTTCCAGAACTACCTGTGGCTCCGGTTGCCCCCGTTGGGCCTGTAATAGATGCGCCTGTTGGACCAGTCGGGCCGGTTGGCTGAATTGGTGTCCATGTAAAAGATGCGCTGATTGAACTGCGTGTAGATTTTGCAATGTCATTGCCAACCACGTAACTGAAGTAATACGTGGCACTTGTGCTTGCGCCCGTGGGCAAAACTTGATTGGCAAACACATAAGTTGTGCTTGGCGTAACAGGCGTTCCATCAATAGTGCTGGCTGTGGAAAGCAGCTTCCAATCCGATGAAGTAGGGATTGCTGCGGTTGTGTAATACAACTCGGAATATGTCACCCTTCCAGTTGCGGGAATAGTGATTGATACATTGAAATTGGGGATAGCACTAGAAGGATTGCTTGCAGATACCGTAGGCGCAGACAATGGGCTGAAATATGAAACGCTTGGCAGACTGCTGTTAGGAACTGGCGTGTATTGCGTGATGTTGAAATCGTCATAAACGCCTGCGCTGTACTCTGACATTTCCAGACGCGCACCCAAAGTCCCATCAGGCAAAGATGCCTCATTGACTTTGACAACCCTAAACAGCTTATTAGTCCAGCCGTAATCCGAATTAGTGACACTTACAACTGCTCCAGCATCAACTTGAATGCCGTAATAGGTCGTATTGAAACTGACAATCAAATCTTCTCTAGCTTGCTCAAGAATCCTATTGGCAAGATATTGTGATTGCACAGATTCATTGACCAAATCATAAGTAGCACTGTATTTGTTAACCGGCTCATTTGGATATAGCAAACCAGATGGCGTTGCAAGATTGACGTAATCAGGTTGGTCACGATTGTTCTTGTTTGGAAACTTGGCTTCAACCTGATTGATAGACTGCGTAATGTCTGTAGCACTTACGCGAATGTCTCCAATGATGTTATTGTCATTGAATGCATATGTTGCGCTTTCTGCTTTGTTGATGACAATAGACCATTGACCAAGTGCAGCGTTATAGGCCATCCAGCTATCACAGCAAGTCATAATCTTGTCTAGATTGCTGAGAACCGTCTGTCCCGCATCAATCACACCATTGATGCGATATCGAGGCTGCGTAGATGGACTTCCTGTGTAAGTTTCAAATGTAATGACTTCATCTGAATACGTGTTCAACGAAGTCACAGATGTTGAATCAACAAATGCACTATCTACAGCGCCGCCGTATTGATCGTTTGTGATGTAGTCATACCAAACATCACCGGGTTTTGCTACACCAGCGCCATTTAAATATTGGCTTGCATGAAAAGTAATTGGTGAAAGGCTAGTAGTGCCAGCATCAGCGTTGTAATTTAGTTTGACAATAGCAAAAGCCAAACCATTCATTTGCCGACCAGAAGAAGGCCAACGCAATGACACATCAATATCAGAACCACCCATTACAACATTTGGTGCTGATGCCCCATTCAAAGATGTAATGGTTCCGCTGGCAGATGACTTGTACAAATTGATGTACAAGTTGCCACTGATTTTTGTGTCTACGTTTCCAGCTTCATCTGTTAAACTGACAACTTTGGTCTGGTCTGTTCCATCAAATGTAATTAACCGATCACCATAATAAAACTTGGTAGTATCAAAAGTAAATTGACCGTTAGGGCTGATACAAGAAACAGCCATGACGTAATACATTGTCTTTTGGTTTGTGGTCAACACCGCATCCACAAATGTGCCGCCCAAATAAGCGTCACCATAAACGATTGGAATAGCATTTACGTTAGATGGAGGAACTTGCTGGCGTGTTCCATTGTCTTGTGGGCCTTGCTGACTTTGCCCAAAAACTCGGGTCACAATCATTGAAACAGCAAAGTTCACAGCAAATGTTGCCGCTGCTGTAGAAAACCCTATTGTCTCCAACGCCAAAATGATAGACGTAACCATTTTTATTCCCTAACAAAAGATGCGCCCAATGCCTTGTACCCGCGCTTGGTGTAGTCAATCAAAGGGCCATTTGCTGAAATGCTTGTGACAACAAAATCAATGTCGCCAGCTTTAAGCATCGCTTTAGCCCTGTCATCAAATGCTTTCCATAGCCTTCCACCAACAGTTCCGTTTCTGTGTTCAGGCTCAACCCACCACAACAATTCATTTAATTCCTTCACTTTTGGTGCCCAAATGTTGCCTTGTTTAATTGCCACAATTGCGCCACGCATGTGTTCATCAATGTAGATAAAACCTCGGCCAGCAATGATGCTGAACAACAATTCCTCCACATATTTTGGGAAATGATTGTGTTGTCTGCCAAGAACCTTGATTGGATTTTCGTAGGCATATGCTTCAACGATTTCCAATAGTCTTGGGATGTCATATCTTGTTGCTAGTCTTATCATCCAGCGCCGCCTATAGATGTTGGCTCAAAAGTTGTATCTGTTGCTTGTGTTTCAACTTGTGGTGGTTTGCCAAAATCAAAATATGTGTTTGAAATTGTCGCAACTCTATCCATGCTGGTATCGCTAGGATAAAAAAATTGCCAATTGCTTTGGTTTGTTTTCAGACCACCTAAACGATTTTCTAAAATGCGACGCATTGAAGAACAAGCAATTGAACATGTGGCAATCCTTGTTCGTGCTTCAATGTTGAAATCTTCAGTAATTGAAACGCTACTAATGATGCCTTGATAGCGTTTAAAGAATTGTGTAGTCGGGGTTGTGATGATCTGGTTATCAGAATCAAGAAATCCTCGCCACACCTCAACCAACGAACCTTTAATTTCGCTGCCAAGAATGATGCCAACGTTAGTTGGGTCAATTCCTGTTAAAGCAATCGTCATGTCATCGCTGGTTGCCCTCATATCTCTTTGGACATCGCCAACCGAAAGTAAAGCCCCAAGATTGCTAAATGTGATGCCGCTAACCGTCACAGGAGCAGCAGCATTGCAAAAGGTGTAAACCGTAGCGGCTGTGCCAACCGTCATACGGACAAATTCAGCATGTCTAATGCTGGCGCTGTTTACGGCGTTGATTGTTGTCATGTGATGTACTCCCGGAAAACAAATGCATCATCCCATTGGACAAAAGCACCATTTGTCATTGGGTTAAGAGTATAAGTTGGGCAGCGTTCGGCAACAACATTGAACGAACAATCATTGCCAACATATACCGTTGCGCCAGATGCAGGTGTTCCGATCAATGGCCTATGAATAGGCACAGAAGCCACTCCAGTGCCTCTTAGAACGTCTTGCGTTACTTTGTATGTATACCCACCAACCATGCAGAAATCACCGGCCTTAAAAGCGTATCCAGCGCCACTGGTAACGTTCATGGATAGTGTCTGCGTGTTAGGCGTAGGGGTTGAAGCCAAAGTAAAAACAGGGGCCACAACATCACCTTGGTATTTGGTAAACCAAGACAGATTGCTGCTATTGAAAATAATGGTTTCAGGCAGTTGACGGTCTTTGTTATCAATGGTCTGAATAATGTCGCGCACTTGCGGGTAATACAAATAGTTGTGAGGCATCACAGTAAAAACCCAAGGCACAGCAGTCAGGTACTGAGCCACTGTAATGTATCCAGACCTAGCAACCTGTTGTCCAACAACTCTGCGGTTGTTAACCGTCATAAATTGCTGAATTTCAAATATTGTTTGAAAAGACATTATGCGCGCCTCCCATTAGATGCAAGCGTTTTGTTTGCATAAGTGTTTGCAGCCCAAATCGTGTTGGAACTTTCAAGCAAACGCTGTTCAAACGATTTGGCATCAATTGCATTGATATATGTGTTATTCACAGTAGTGCCGCCCAAAGCGCCAGCAAGTTGATTGTTGGGAATGATTGTTCCCGCTGTTTTTGGAACAAACAATTCCGGGCCACGCTCACCAACCAGACTAACTTGACCAACTGGAGGGTTGCCACCATCAGCGTAACCGCCACCCGGCTGCATTGGAATGACAGTGTTTGCGTTATACGGCACCAGCATATTCTTGAAAAAACTTCCAAAAATTTGCGTCATCTGTGCGCGTAATTGAATTCGAATCAAGTCTTGAATGATACTTTTTGTCAAATCCTTGAATGACAATTTGCCTGTTTGCACAAATCTATCCAATGCGCTTTCCATGCTTGCCATAACGGACGTAAACATTTCTGCGCCCAACTCCAATTGTGTTTTCATAGAGTTGACGTATTCAACCATTTTGTCTTTTGCGCCTTTAAGCAAATCACCTTCACGCGCTTCTTTAGTCAAACGGTTGCGCTCTTTAGCCAACTCAATGGCTTTTTCTGCAAGTTCATTTTCTTTCTTAATTCTTTCTTCACGATCAGACGCAAACAAACTCATGTCTTGTTGAAGTTTGTAAATATTCTCAGAACGCTGCGCCTCAATTTTTACAAGTTCAGTTGCAAGTGCATTGTCTTCCTGACGGTTGTATTTGGCTTGCAAGTTGATTTTGAAAATGTCTTGTTCCTTTTGCAAAGTTGTTTCAACCAAGTGCTGACGTTCTTCATACATTTGGTTGTTCTTTTGGAACATCGCCATTTCGCGCATTTTTTCATCAAATACGCGCTGTCTTTCCCGGCGCATTCTTTCGGCATCTTTATCAATGCCCGGTGTTACAAATCGACTACCAACTGCGCTTGCAGGCTTTCCTTCAGGTGTGCTGGACGCGCCGCCACCTTCCATAATTTTTTTCTGGAATTCATCCAAACGTCGCCTAGATTCTTCAGCTTCTTTGACATATTGGCTCCACTTGCCTTCAACATCAGTGCCGGGAATAAAGGACTTAAACAACAGAATGGTTTGCAAGGTCTGTCTGTAAATGCCTTCAATAACGAAAGCAACATCAGACATAACAATTGCAACAGTCTGAAAACCTGTTCTCAAAGACTTGGCAAAAATATCGCTTTTATCTGTCAATTCGCTGAAATATTCAACAGTTGCTTTCAGCGGCGGTCCAAGTTCAACAGCAATAGTTAATGCGGTGTCACGCGCTTTTTTCTCCAGCATGTCAAACATGTCAGCAGCGGCTTTGATTGCTTCCGCTTGCTTTTGCGTTATTTCATTGGATTCATTTAGCGTGTCATTAAATCCAACAAGATCAACACCGCGAACCGCTTTACCAAAGATTTCAAAAGCCCGCGCATT